GGGTTGATTGCACGAACCTGCTGGAGAGGAACGTAAGGGCAGTAGAACAGACCTGCGTCATAAGGAGAAGTGCCCTTATAACCTGCAACGTAGTAGTGCTTATCAGCAACGTTAGCAGAATAAGGATCAACGTAGACCTTGATGCGACCGTTCAGAGTACCAACCAGAGTGCTGGAGGTATCATCAACGCCAGTCAGAGCGTTGTTGCCGTTCAGAGCAGGGGAGTAATCCAGAACGCCTGCCATACCGAGTGCAGAAGCAACGTCAGCAGAACAGATCAGGATGTTGCCCTTCCCGCGACGAGTTTGCTGACCGATAGCGTTAGCATCTCTTTCGATCTGGAACAGGAGACCCTTGAACTTCTCAACAGACCAACGACCGTTGGAGTCAACGTCGAGGTCGAATACACCAGCAGTTGCGGTGTTGTTCTGAGCACCCTTTACAGCGTTGGTGTAAATGGTTCTAACAACTTCGCGGTTGATTTCTGCCAGGATCTCAGTGCTGAGAATGTTAGCGAGCTCTTGCTCAGCATCCAGACCATGAATCGCCTTCAGGTCTTGTGCGAGTTCGATGCTGTATTCTGCCTTCAGCGCACGAGCACGAGCGGTTACAGTAACCTTCTCGATCGAGAAACCCATCTCACGGAATGCCGTGTTAGAAGAGGAATCGTCAAGTGCTTCAGCAGTTGCAGTGGTCATACCAGTTGCATCGTCTGCCTGCTCATAGGTTCCAGCGGGGGAATCGTTGAGGAGTGCAGGGTTGGTGCCTTGTGCATCGTTGGTAGCATCAGTTGCACCAGGATCGTATGCGCCAGGACCACCAGAGAAACCAGCGTTAGGCTCGTTGAAGAATGCTTCGTCGTAGCCAGATGCTGCGGGGTCACGCTCAGAACCGTAGTTCGTACGCATTGCGAAGATCAGTCCAGTAGGACCAGTCATCGGTTGAACGCCTGCGATATCGTAAGCGATCAGTTGGGGCATGGAGCGTCTGATCAGGGAGATCAGAACGGGGTCAAAACCAGCAACAGGACCAGTAGCGGTCGATGCGCCAGTGTAACCAGTGGTTTGAAGAGTTTCGTTAAGAACGGAAGCTTCTTCAGTGATTGCTTTTTCTTGGTTTTCGAGGAGTTGTGCGACTACGCCACGCTTATGGGAATCTTCGATCTCGGGCAGAGCTTCGTGATTCAGGACGGGTGCCCACTTCTCCTGGAGTTGTTGTAAGGACATTGTTGTCTCCGAGGTTTAAAGTAGATAAGTTAATTATTTGGACCAACGTGCTAATGCATCGACGTATTTCGACATCGAGCCGCTCGCTGTAGATTCGACAAGGGGTTCAGCAGCTTCTTCGGTGGGGTCGCTTACAGATTCTGCAAGTTCAGCCTTCCTAGTGAAGTATGATTCCTTGATCGTATTGACCTTATTTCTAAAGTCTTCTTCAGTTTCAAACTCAACACCCTCTGCCAGAGAAGCGAGCTTCTCTTTCTGGGTCTCTGCAAGACCAGCGGCACATTCGTTCACAATCTCCATTTTAACAAACTCACCAAGTTGCTTATTCAGTGCAATGTTGGTGTCGATTTGCTCGTTGAGTTTAGCTTCCATTTCATCAAGCTCACCTGCCATTCCATCCAGCAGGTTGAACTTCTCTTCGGGAACACTGAAATTGTGCTCCATAAAGAGAGACTTGAGGCCAGAGAAGAACGACTCTGCCATCTCAGTCTTAATGCCGTGCTCGATCTGGAGAGCATTCTCCTTCATCCAGGACTCGGCGGCATAAGTGAGATAGTCGTCTACTTTCTCGGCCAATTCTGTTTTGATCTGTTCGACTTCTTCAGTCAGAGTAGATTCAAATGCCTCTTGCAACGCAGCTGTTTCGGCATTGACTTTTGCGGTGACCGCTGCTTCAAAGATCGTTACTGCACGCTCTCTGAATTCTTCTGAGAGGTCTTCACCAGCGACAAGAGCGTCAACATCTTCACTAAAGTCGTACTTGGTTTCAGTGATTGTTTCTTCTTCTTCGCCATCGGTTTCCTCCATCTTAGCAGATGCATCAGAAGGTTTTGTTGAAAGGGATTTAGAACCTTCGTGCTTTACAGCACCCGATGCGCTTGCACCAGCGTTCTTGGTGCCCTTTGCACCTTCCATGGAATCGGTGTTAACGTCAATAACCTTAGCAGCGCCACCTTTAGAGGTGTCAATTTTTTCACCAGGCTTTGCATTCTTGGTAACGACGTTAGAGCCTTCGTTCACTTCTTCCATATTATCTACAGTATTGAGGGTCTCAGACATTTCTAGGTCTCCGTTGTACTTTGCGTTGTCTATGTTTATTTATAAATTAATAACCTTACAAACTCTTCAGGAACTTTGCAAACGCGGAAATTTTGCGCTCTTGAAGATTGATAAGGGTTGCTTGATCGATTTCTTGTTTGATTTCTGCTACTGCAGACTCTTTAAGAATACCGTTATCCCAAACCCACTCTTTACCTTCCATAATACCGTCAACAAATGCATCAGGTGCAGAAGGATCTGCTACAATATCAGCAGCAGTAGCGAGCATAAAGTCATCACAAACAACACTACAGTTCTCTTCTTTACGAATAGAACCCATGCCTCTAGACGAAACGCCTAGTTTCACACCTTCTCCGAGAAGATCTTTAGCGATCTTACCCATAGGAGTGTCGAGTAACTTTGCTTTACCGACAAAGTTGTTTCCATCTTCTTTGAGGGAAATAATCTTATGTGAGACACGATCTAGGTTGATGGATGGACCATCGGGATGACCTAATTCTCCAAGGGCACGCCCTTTTTGAATGTAGTTCTCATCGTATTTAGCAACTTCACGCGCTAAAGTTTTCTGAGGATACATTCTGCCATTACGGTTTTTGATTTCCGATTGCAGGAAGATACCTTCAATGAAGTAATTCTTCTTACCTTCGTTTTCTTCACAAAGAAAATCGACGGATGTAATTTCTTCAGCTATCAGTCTCATCGGTTTGTTCCTCAGGTTCTTGTTCGGCGGTAGGTTGCTCCACTTCATCAGCGGGAGGATCTTCGGGTTTACGACCATCAACTTCTACAGTTTCAGGTTCTTCAGTTCCATCAGGAAGTTCATCTGCAATTTGATCAGCAGCATCCTGAGCAGTATCATCTAATTCAAATCCCATACTTTGTGCGAAATCAGCTTTACGCTGTTGAACCGCGTCATATGCAGCAGCAGACAATGCATCATTTACTGAGTCAATTGCTTTTGCTCTCTCGCCACCAAAAATTTGGTCAACGATTTGTTTTGAAATTTCACTTGGCATAATATACTCCGAATAATATTATTTAGTTTATTTAGAACTCTCCGCGACTTGCATCACCAGGTTCTATCCCAGTTTCTGGTTGTTTACTTTCTGGGGAAGTGGCATCGCCAGCAGCCATAGAGGGATCCATTTCCGCTGCAGGATCAGCAATAATACCAGATTCCATCTCAAGTTTAATTTGTTCATCAATTTCTTTCATCTCAACGTCTGTTTGCTTGAGAACCTGACGACGCATGTATTCAACACTGAAGTACTTGCCAACGTAAGGATCCATGGTGTTAACCTGATTCATACGCTCATTGCGAATCTCGATCTCTTTTAGTTCAGTGAAATAGTTATCCGCGATGTAGTCGAACTGAATATGGGTCTTCATCTCTTCCCATTCTTCAATAGAAACAATTCCTTTCAGAATGAGTTGAGTTTTCAGCAAGTCCATAAACAGTTCGCTGAAACGCTTTCTTAGACGTGCGATGAACTTCTGGAACTTTACTTCGTCCCTAGTAATTTCAGCAGCACGACCGATATTGAATGTAGTCTCAGTTTCTAGTCTCGATGAGGGCACGTTCAAAGCTTTATACAGCTTCTTTTGGAAGTATTTGACATCTTCCAGTTCACCGAGATTCTGCCCGCCAGGGAGAGTAGAAATTTCAGTCCCGCGCCCTCCCTCGCGTCTAGGAAGCCAGAAGTCTTCCAACATGGACATGAATTTCTTATCGTCTTTGATTTCACCCGTGTTAGCATCATATACAAGTTTGTTGCGATAACGTCCCATGACTTCACGCAGATACTGTTCTGCTTTGTTCTTGGGGAGATTACCAACATCAATGTAGAAAATTCTACGCTCAGGAGCTCTGGATAGACGATAGATAACCAGAGAGTCCTCAATCATACGCAGTTGATTTACTGCCTTGATTGCTTTATGTAGGTGACTAAGAGTCATGTTCTTATTCAGGTCTTGAATTCCTGAATGACAATAAGTCACAGAATCAGGTGCAATTTTCATGCCCTGATTAGTAGAGTTCTTGAGACCCTTTGGATTGTACAGAAAATACTCAGCACTCTTTCTTGTTAACTGAGTATTGAGATCTACACCTCGCAGTTCCTCAGGACGCTTTTGCTGATATTCTGTTACCTTGCGAATCTTACGAGGATCGATGTAGCGAAGTTCTGTAAGACCTTGGCGAGGATTTTGAGGATCGATTACTTTATGGTAGAATAGTCTTCCGTCAACATACCAACGGCGGAAGATTTCATACGAACGATTTTCAAAATCAAGAAGACGAAGAATCTCTTCAAACTCTTCTCTAATTAATTTTTTAATTTTATCTGATTGCTTTAAGTTTGATAGTTCTACTTCTACAGGAACATCATCAAAATTACCGCAAATTGTTTCGTTGACAATATCATCAACGGCACTATCGCACTCGGGTTGTAGAACCATTTCCCTGTAACGGGTAATTAGTTCATACTCATTACGAATAGTTCCGTCAAAATCAACGGAATAACCATAGTATCCGCCACCTACAATAGGTTGCGAACCATCCATGGAGTCTTTTTGAACAAAAGAAGGTCCCTTGGGGACCTTCTTTGCTCTTTCAAGTGAAAAACCAAAGAGCTGATTCGACATTATGTTATACGATTATTGGTCCTGGTATATTTAGGAGACTACGAATCAGTCGTTTTCGTTGATTGCTTTGGAGAACTGAACCTGGAATTCAACAGTGAATTCTTCAATTGCGTCATTATTACCGTAGTCCAGATCGATGCTAGAAACATTACTGGGGAAGCAGTTCTCAAACTTGTAAGAACGAATCCTTTTTGCGGACTTACCTTCACGCTCGTCGCGAGACAGTTGGTGAACTCTCAGATCTTTATAATAGTCAAGACCATCGCCAGTCTGGAAGTTTGCTTCGGGTGCTTGGATGTAGTCGATCCAATCTTCAAATGCATTTCTTAATTTGAAGTCATTGGGGTTCATGACAGTAACAGTCCAAGGTTCAAAAGTTCTGTCACCAGCAATCTTCAAAGTACGACCGCGATAAGGAACTTCGATGATGCCCAGCTGGAAGGAGGGAATCTGAGCAGCGCGGACAAGGAACTGACAGTTCTTTCTGAGATCACTCTCAACATTCAGTGCATCGGGGAAAGCCATAACGACTTCAAAAAGGTTAGGTCTAGCAAAACCTTGGCTAACCTTCGATTTAAACCTATTGATATTTTCCTGGGTCATGAGAATACTTCCGTATCTTTGGTGCTATGTTTATTTATAGAAACAAAAAATTTCAGACCCTTTTTACGGGGTCTGAAACATTTTAGATTATGTTGTTGGATCAACCAGCGATTTCGTTGAACGCGACACCAGTTCTGGTAGCGACGAAATTCAGAGTGATGTAGTTGATAGTGCGTGTAGGCTTGACATAGATGTCTGCTTGGAACTCACCACGATCAACTGCCTCAGGAGGGTTGTTACCAGCATCACACTTGACCAGGAAGTCAGTGATACCACGACGACCCTGAACATCGCGCAGATAAGGTTCGACGATGTTTCTGAAGAATGTGCGTTGCTCTTCATCGTTCTGCTCAAAGAGTTGAGTCTTAGCAGCACTAGAGATGAAACGCTCAATAGTCAGGAACAGACGACGGACGTTAATTCTGTCGAATGCGGATGCTTGTGAGAGACCAGTCTTATCACCGTAAAGAACGATACCCTGACCAGGGAAAGAAACGATTGGGTTGACACGAGCAGAATACAGTTGATCACGCTGAGACTTGTTAGGAGTGTAACCAAGTTTGATTGCGTTATTCAGAACACCACGGGTGAAACCAGCGGGAGAGAACCAAGGATCGGTTTGAACTGCAGTTTGCAGGCAGAGACCAGCAACGTCACCGTTACAAGGGATGTAGCGATAGACATCATTGTACTTGTCGTAGATATACTTGTAACCAGAATCCAGAACAATATAAGAAGAACTAGGAATCTGATTCATGAAATTCAGAATGTTGTTTGTAATCGTTGCAGGATTACTTTCACCAACAATGTTACCACGGCGAGGAGACGCGAATACTAAGCAATCGCGACGAGTCTCTGCAATCGTGACCAGGTTGCTGATCTTAGCAATAGCACCAGCATCATCAGTACCAGAAGGACCAGTGAGGATGAAGTCAATGATTTGTGCTTCAGAATCGAGGATCAGGTCATATGCTGTGGAAACATCAGAGTTGCCGATGTTATAGAAACCACCCGAAATAGGATAGTCAACACCATTTGCAAGACGATAGTAATAAGTTGAGTTGTTCTTAGAACCAACAGTTGTAGCGCCAGCGGGATAATCTACGGTGCCAGCAGCAGACTGGAACAGGTTGAACTGACGGGAAGCAGCGAGTTGACCGAAGGTGCCATCAGAAGCAGTTGCAGTTGCTGAGAAAGTTCTAGCATCAGTCTCGTGCTCACCCCAGAAGACATATCTGGACTTTTGCAGAATAACTGTAGGATAGTAGTTAACTTCACCAGTAGTGGTCTTAGCGTCAGATGCCTTGGACAGGTTTACATAACGCTCAAGAAGTTGACCAGGGCTACCAGTAATCTTGCCATCAACGTCGATGATCAGAACGTGCATTTCATCGCGGTGACCACCTTGATCAAGGGCATACTGAGAAGTGCCAGGACGGGGACCAACGTTGACCCACTTCAAACCAGGCAGATACTCACGCTCATTATACTCGGTGCGGACAGAACTGATAGTAACACTAGTGGAGTTAGTATCAGCAACGGCATCATTTGCAGCGAAACCGACGCTACCTTTGTCCAGAGCAATATAAAGTCTACGCTCGATACCACCAGTAGCAATATCACAAGTGTTAGTGCCTTGAGTGATAGTTTGACCAGCAGCGATGATACCAGTAACACCACCAGAGGGAAGTTCAATTTCAAGCTTCTTATTAGCAGCATCCCATGCAACAACATCAACTGCTTCGTTAGAACCAGAAATTGCGATAGTTGTAGAAGTGCCAGGAGTGAAGGTACCTACAACGCTTTCAACAGTAAGAAGGAGAGAATACTTAAAGACTTTACCAGCAGCACCAGATGCTGCGCTAACTGCGGCATCAATTACGAACTCATGCTCGTTACCAGAACCAGGAGCGGGGAGAACTGCAATGTGGTCTGCACCAGCATCAGTTACAAAAATACCAACCGACTCAAGTAGATCACCAGGTTCACGAGCAGCCCAGTTCCAGGTGTTTGCTGCAGATTCGTAGGTTGACTCATACTCATCTCTGTTTTTAATCAGAGGAGCAGTGCCTTGATCAACTGCGTTCTTCAGTGCAGTGTTGTTAACACGAATAACTTTGAGTGTTCCGCCGTAGCTAAGGAACTGAGCAGCGGTAAACCAGTACTCATAGTTGTATGCGTTAGGTTCGCCAAAACGCTCAACCAGTTCGCGCTCGGAAACAATAGTTACGATTTCTTCAACAGGTCCTTGAGAGAAAGGTGCAACAATGACACCAATATTTGCAGAGGGGACCGACGAAGTTGTAGTTAGGTCTCTTTCCTGAAATACTACTCCAGGTGAGTTTTGTGCAGTTGCCATGTCTTATAACTCCTTAAAGGGGATACCAGTATCGGTTGTCTAAGATTATTTATATTTTTCAATCTTCACCTAAACTCCCACATATAGGATTTATCTCCATATTCCGCGACTTTCCACACATCCCCTTGTGCATCAGCAAAATATTCATCATCCATTCCGTCATTGATGAATCCAAAGGGTGCCATATCTTGCTCGATGTTTTCTCTTTGATCATCGTAGATGCGCTGTCTGACATCATTGTCATGCATCTGTTTGAAGTATTCTTGCATTGCCATCCAAGCAAAGATGACAAGACACATAGCAAGGTCATCATTACATCCGTCTTCTGCGGCGAATGACTGACCTTTGACAATGAATGTAGTTAGTTCTGCAATAGTATCGTAATCTGGAATGATTAGTTTATCTTCTTCAATGAGTGCCTTGAGGTTAGAACATCCGACTTGCTTGACAGCAGTAGACATCTTGACACCCAGTTGAGTCTTCTTACCAGAGAAACCCTGTCCCAACTGCTGCCCTGCACGTCCGCGCATTGCCGCCATCAATAAATTTTCGTACTCCAAATCAAATTGAATAATATCTGCAACCTGACCACCAATATCATTTACTTCACATAGAATGTAAGCATTATTATAATTCTTTGCTACGTCTACAATGATATTGGGGAAAACAATCGGTTTAATTTCATTGTTTCTATATCTAGCAACCATTTCGTATGGCACTGTCGTAGTGTCCATAACACAAAATGCAGAATAATCATTTGATGTGCCACGCGCAACGTCAACAGTTACAATGTAATTATGATCTGGTTCTGCACGTTTATATACAGCAAGACCTTTATTTTGTGCAATTGGATCATGATATGGCATAACTCTCAATTTACTAGGAGAGATCAACGTATCAAC